GCCGCGACAGCCGAAGGATGGCGAGCAAGCGACAGGAACGCGAAGCAACCGAACATTGCAACGCATCAGAAAAGCAAAGAGTCATCGAAGCAAGAGCCGAAAGAGCGGCAAAGAAAGCCGCAAAGGAAAAATCAAAAAGTGAGCATCAATTGTTTAATACTGGGAGAAAGCGGGGCGGGCAAATCGTCAAGCCTTCGCAACCTCGATCCGGGAAAGACGGCCATCATCCAGACGATACCAAAGCCGCTACCGTTTCGGAATCCGGAACTGAAAGCAAAGACGCGGCTATCGGATCGGGTCGATGAAATCGTTACGCTGATGGGGCGAGCGGTGAACGGTGGCAACGATGTTATTGTGGTGGACGACGCCCAATACATGATGGCTAATGAATTTTTCCGGCGAGCCAAGGAAAGGGGGTATGACAAGTTTTCCGAGATGGGAGCGGATGCGGTGAAGCTTCTTCAAGCTTCGATGGCATTGCCGGAGTATGTCCGCGTTTATTTGTTGTGGCATGTTGAGACGCAAGACGGACGGGTCAAGGCCAAGACGATTGGAAAGCTTCTTGACGAAAAGTACACGGTGGAAGGAGTCTTTTCGATCGTGCTCCGTGCGATGGCGATCGATGGGCGATACCTATTCGCGACGAAGACCAACGGAGCGGACACGACGAAAAGCCCCTACGGGATGTTCGATTCCGATTTTATCGGCAACGATTTGGAGGAAGTAGACAAGGCGATCTGCAGTTATTACGACATTGGCAAGGTGCCAAGCGTTGAAAGTGTTGACTGACTTTTTGAAAGGGTTATGGCATGGCCGATTTGGGAATTGGGTTCGATCCGAACAGCGACGACATGAAAAGCGGTGGCGTGTTGCCGAAGGGCGATTACCGTTTGGTTTGCGTTGAATCGAAGGTTGACCAGACGAAGGGCGGCAGGAAGTATATGCAGTTCGTTTGGCAAGTTTTTGAGGGCGCCGGACACAATCGCAAGGTGTTCGATGACCATTACGTCTTCGATGGCGATCCGGAAAAGCTTCGATCGGCCAAGGGTCGATTGGGCAATTTGCTGGCAGCGGCTGGGATCAAGGAAGTATTCCGCGATTCGGCACAGATGCACGCAAAAAAGATCCTTGCAAAGATCGACGTCAGCGAGAGCGAAGGGTACGCACCGAAGAATCGGATTTCGAGCTACAAGCCACTGGTGACGAGCAGTTCGCAGTCGTTCAGCGGCGAAGCGATCACAACGCCAGCCGGACAGGTTCCGCCTTGGTGATGGTGTCTTGGGTTTATGGGTTCATGGGGCGGCGGGTTGCCGTCGCCCCTTTCTTGGCGTGGGAGGGTTCATCTTGTCTATCGACATCAAGGCTATTGAGGAAGCCCGCAATACATACGGTCCGTCGAATTGCTGGACGGGGACCACAGGCAGGCTTGCAACTTACATCGACCAGTTGCTTAAAGAGCGGGCATTGTATGTTGGTCCAAAGTGCGTTGCGATCTACAGCGAGGCGGAAATCTACGTTCATGGCGAGAAGCGGCCATGCGTTCCAGAGATGGAAAGCGTTCTTGGCGTCGCTTGGCATGCCGACAGAAAGGTTGCTGGCGATGCATTGCGATGGCGGTTGGACCATCAAGGTTGGTCGATCGGATTGGTTAGGGCAGAGTGGCATCGGGATCGGTTTTGGAAGTTGTTTCAGTTTGTCCATTACACCTTTCCGCGATTGCAATTCGTCTGGCCGGATGCGGTCATTGAATTTTATGGTCGATTTCGTTGCGGGCAATGTGGCCGTGATCTTGGGCTAAGGCATTCGGCGCCGGATGAATGCCCAAGATGCGGACGGTTTAACGGCATGTCGGACGGCATCCAGCCGAGCGATACCAATTTTTTACAGCATCTTTTATTCATGCACAAAGCATACGGGGGCAAGTCATGAGCATTGAAGAACGATTGGCAAGAGTTGAAAAGATCCTCGACGCAAGAGGGCTGGATTGGGATCATCCGAGGGTTGCTAACGAGCCAGCGAAGAAGTGGCGAATCCTTGAGCCGGGAGAGGTGGTTCAGGAGGGTGATCGGGTAAACGCGAAAATAAACCCGCCGAGCGATCCGCCAAACGGTTTGGGATGGATTGATGCGCCGTCTTTTTATTTTGGAAAGGAGGTGTCTGTTGGTTTTCACGCTTACTTCGCCCGTCCAGTTGCCGACCACCCACCACCAGCGAAGCCGAAGCGATGGCGGATTCTGGGCGACAAGGAAATCATTCAGGCTGGCGAATGGTATAACGCGAAAGTCAATAAGCCAGGAAAGTGGCCTCCGCATGGAGGTTGGGTGCAATTAGAGGACAACGACATTTCCATGCTTGGTTTGCCTGCTGGAAATTTCCCGGATGTGCTTTGGTGCCGCGAAGTCACGGACGACATCGAGACACCCAAGCCAGCATGGGAGCCGCAGGTCGGTGACTGGGTGCTGGTGACGAAACCAAAGAGACAAGATATCAATGACGATCCGTTGTGGCTGGCTGAGATGGACAAATACGACGGCAAGGTGATGCAGGTCGAACAGTTTAGCGAATCGTACCAGTCGGCAGCGGTTATTCTCGCCGGCTATGCTTTCAAGGTTGACTGGCTTGCGCCTGCCGAGCCACCCAAGCCACCCGAGCCGGAATACCGGGAGCCGGTGCCGACTGCTGATGCTGGGAAGGAATGCGAATTTTCCAATGATGGCGAGGCGTGGTGGCGAGGCGGCTTGCTAGGTAGTTTCTGGATTTCAGACTGCGGAGTTTATTCGCGATTCGCTCGCATCAAGAAGGACGCCTAGTCATGCAGTTACGCGACTATCAGCAGCGAGCGGTAGAACGATGTTGGGAACATCTTTGCAACAGGCAAGGGCATCCTATCATCGTCATTCCAACCGGAGGCGGAAAAACGCCAATCGAATGCACTATTGCAAAACGGGCAATTGATAGCGGAGCCGATGGCGTGATGCTGGTGTCGCATGTATCTGAATTGGTGGCGCAGGTTGCCGGATGTTTAAGCCGCATGGACGTGGACCATGGAGTCTATGCGGCTGGACTCAGAAGGCGAGAAACCGACAAGCGGATCACGTCCGCTATGATTAACAGCGTGTTTAATCGTGCGGACGAATTCGGCACCATCAACCTACTTTTGATTGATGAATGCCATCGTGTCAGCGGGTCGGACGACTCGATGTATGGAAAGCTGATTGCAAGCCTGCTGGAACGCAATGAACGAATGAAGATTGTGGGTCTGTCCGCAACGCCATTCCGGCTAGACAGTGGGCCATTGGTCCAGAAAGGTTCAATGTGGTCGCGGATTTGTCACGAAAGCAAGGTTAAGGAACTGGTAGACGCTGGTTGGCTTTCTCCCATGACAAACGTGCCGATCAAAACGCAATTTGATTTGGCACGGCTGGAGGTGGTCGGCAAGGATTATAGCGAGCAATCGCAGCAGGCCATCTACCATGGCAGCGACTTAGAGCGGGCGGTTATTGAGATGGTCGACCTATGCAACGTAACGGGGCGGCGATCGGTGATTGTGTTTTGCCCGTCGGTGCAAGTGGTCGAAGAAGTAACGAAGCTGATCGGTATCGATGCTGCCATGGTCCATGGCGGTATCAGCGACCTAGAGAGGGCAGCGGCCATCGATGGCCACAAGTCCGGGTCGGTCCGATTCTTGGTCAATTGTGAGGTGCTGACAACAGGTTACGATGCGCCCGGCATTGATGCGGTTGTATTGTTTAGGGCAACACAATCTGCGGGGCTATTTGCTCAGATGCCGGGGCGTGGTTTCCGGTTGGCAGAGGGCAAAAAGGATTGTTTGCTTTTGGACTATGGCGGAAACCTAATGCGGCATGGTCCGTTGGATGCTTTGGATTATGGATATCCACGGAAGCCGGGAGAGGGCAAGCCACCGCTAAAGACCTGCCCATCGTGCGGAGAGCAGGTGCCGATTGCGTGGCAGATTTGCCAGCACTGCGGATTTGAATTCCCGATTGAACCAAAGGAGATCGACCTACAGCGGGATGAAAAAAGCAATGTCTATGCGGAGCCGGAAGAATTCGAGGTTGAGGGCTGGAGTTGCCAGCGATGGGAAAATCGAACGAATCCAGAAAAGCCAAACACACTTCGCGTCGATTATGAGATTCGGGCGGACTATGGTCCGATGTTGTCCGAATGGATTTGCCTGCTCCACGAAGACTTCGCAGGAGAGAAGGCGGAAGCATGGTGGCAGGAGCACAGGGGGCCAGAGATTGAAGGCGACGAGCTGAACGACCGGATCGATGTTGCGGTTGGTCGGTTTGACGAACTGAGGATGCCAGCCAAGATATGGGCCATCCAGGATGGCAAGTTCTGGCGGATAACAAAGCGGGAATTTTCCGCAGTGGTTGCGGATGATTTGGAAGATGTTCCTTTTTGATGAGGGTCGAGACGATGGAATATGAAGTGGTCAGCGTGAAGGTGCCGAGGGGCATGTTTCCGGAAGGATATGAATTGATTGTTGACTTTCCTCATCGCCGGGACATCGTGCCAAGCGGATCCATTGCAACCCGGACGTGGTGTTCGCTGGTTGCACGCCCCAAGCTACTCAAGCCCGCCTGGAATCCGCCGACGTTGAAAAAGGGCTGGTTGACGTGGGATGAGTCGTGCGGATGGTATTGGTGGGAGAAACGCCCAGAATATCATGCGGTGGATTCGTGGACATATCCACAAAGTGGAGACGTTTTTGAGAACGAGGAAATCGGCGAAGTGATGACAGAATTTCTTGGGTGCCCTGATTGCACTGGGTTTGACGAGCGGGAGTGTATCTGGGAGGTGGGGGAGTAGTGGGTGGTTTGGGTCAATTTGGGTCAACAATTGAAAGGGGTTTGGGTTATGAAGTATGGGGAGTTCGTCAAAGGCAAGAGTCAGTGGAGGCATGAGGCGGGATTTGTTCCTGGTTCTCCTCCTGATTTCTTGTTTGATTTTCAGGCGTATCTTTTTGATTATGCATGCCGAAAAGGGCGGTCGGCAGTCTTTGCAGATTGCGGAATGGGAAAGACAGCTATCGAGCTGGCTTTCGGTGATCAGGTAGTTCAGAAAGAAAACAAGCCAGTATTGTTGCTGACTCCTTTGGCAGTTGGGCAGCAAGTATTGCAGGAGGCCGAAAAGTTTGGGATTGATGCGAAGCGGTCTAGGGCCGGTGAGTTTGATGGGTCGAAGTGCATTTGGATTACCAACTACGAGCAACTTTCGAAGTTTGATCCGATGGACTTTGCCGGTGTGATTTGCGACGAATCAAGCCGCATCAAGGACGCAAAGAGTGCTACCAAGCACGACGTGACCGAGTTCCTTCGACGGATCAAGTATCGATTGCTTTGCACGGCGACAGCCGCCCCCAATGACTATCACGAACTTGGTACGTCAAGCGAGGCCCTTGGCCTGCTTGGCTTCCGTGACATGATTACGACGTTTTTTAAGCAGGAAGCAAGCAAGCATGGACGCGGTTGGGGACGAACTAAGTATCGCTTTCGAGGGCATGCCATGGAGCCTTTTTGGGCGTGGGTTTGTTCGTGGGCCAGATCGTGCCGGATGCCATCAGATCTAGGATTCAGCGATGATCGGTTTGTTCTTCCGAAGCTAGTGGAGGCGGAATACGTAGTTGAGACTGCAAAAGTAAGGCCGGGAATGCTTTTTGCGTTGCCGGGAGCCAATCTCCAAGAAGAGCGGCAAGAGCGTCGTAATTCGATTGAAGAGCGATGCAAGAAGGCGGCGGAAATTGTTGCCGGCTGTTCAGGTCCGTCCGTTTGTTGGTGTGAACTGAATGACGAAGCGGACATCCTTGAGAAGATGATTCCTGGTGCGGTCCAGATCGATGGATCGATGAACGACGAGCAAAAGGAAGAGTGCTTATCCGGCTTTAGCTCAGGCCAGATACGGGTATTGGTGACGAAGCCAAAGATCGGAGCGTGGGGGCTGAACTGGCAGCACTGCAGCAATTCGGTTCACTTCCCAAGCCACAGTTACGAGCAGTATTACCAAGCCGTCCGAAGGTTTTATCGCTTCGGGCAAAAGAATTCGGTTAACGTGTCGCTTATTGTTAATGAGGGCGAAAGAGGGATTTTAGAAAGCCTGAAGAGAAAAACAGAACAGACTAATACGATGTTTGCGTCCATCGTAAAGCACATGAAAGACGCAATGCACCTTTCTACGTCGGATTATTTTCCGGAACAGGAGAACGTTCCATCATGGCTTGCCTAGATCAAAAAATGTCAGATCGATATGCAATTTACAACGGAGATAGTGCGGAGGTTCTGGCGAGTCTTCCGTCTGGAAGCATCCACCATTGCATATACTCTCCGCCGTTCGCTACCGAAGGTGGTGGATGCCTTTACAACTACTCTTCGTCGGTTCGTGACTTATCAAACGCCAGAACCTACGAGGAGTTTTTCGAGCACTACGGATACATCGTCGAGCAGATATCGAGGCTGTTGCTTCCCGGCAGAATTACAGCCGTGCATTGCATGGATGTTCCGCGCCAGGGTGCGAACATCTGCGGCTACACGGACTTTCCGGGCGATATCATTCGGTTGCATGAAAAGATGGGTTTTGAAATGCTACCTCGGATATGCATCTGGAAGGAGCCGCTATCTGTTAGGCTTCGCACCATGAGCAAGGCCCTAGCACATCGTACAATCGTCGAGGATGCTTGCGAATGCAATGTCGCCTCTGCGGACTATTTAATTCCATTTCGCAAAAAGGGAAGAAATCCTGTACCGGTGACAAACGAGACCGGGCTGTCTGAGTACTTTGGCGAAAGGGAGATTCCGGCAGAGCTTTTGCAGTATCGAAACTGGAAAGGAAAGCAAACTGAGAACCGCTACAGCCATTGGATTTGGAGGCACTATGCATCAGCGTTTTGGGATGATATTCGCTTGGGTAATGTTCTTCCGTACGAGGAGTCCAAAGACGATCAGGACGAGCGGCACCAGCATCCCCTGCAGTTGGACGTTATACAGCGAAGCGTACAGCTTTGGTCCAATCCCGGCGAGGTTGTACTAACGCCATTCATGGGCGTAGGTTCGGAAGTCTTCGGGGCCGTGCGGCTGGGTCGTCGCGGCGTTGGTATCGAGCTGAAGCCAAGCTACTTCCGGCAGGCTGTCAAGAATCTGGCAACTCTGGAAGTGGCAGCAAAAGAAGAATCGCAAGCCGTCTTCCAATTTGGGGAGTAGTACGCCATGGCATGGGAACTGATACCGCAGGAACTAAAAGACCTGCGGCAATGGGTCGAATGGGGATTGAATGACGGCAAGAAAGTTTTTTGGGATCGTTCTAACGATCCATCAACCTGGAAATCGTTTGCTGAGGTTGAGCACTGCGAGCGAATCGCATTCGTCATTTCGCCCAATGATCCATACGTTGGGGTTGATTTGGATGATTGCATTGTTGATGGGGTTATTAGCGATCTTGCGTGCAAGATCATCAATGCATTCCGCAGCGTTTGCTATTCCGAATTCTCTCCATCAGGCACTGGGATCAAGATACTGGTGAAGGGCAAGAAGCCTGCCGGTTTCCGGTCCGTCAATCGAGAGCTTGGGATTGAGTGCTACGATAGCAACCGCTTTTGGTGCATGACAGGAAACGCATTTGGTCGGCATGATAAAATCGATGATGGCCAAGAGGCTATCGGCTGGCTTTGCAGCGAGTTTTTAGACGGAGCAGACCGAGCTACAGCCGCACCAAGGCTGGCGACGTTCGGCCAATCGTCATTGGATTTGGTCCAGCGGGCGAAAGCCTACATTGCAAAGTGCGATCCTCCACAGCCTGGAAGCCGGAATAACGCGGCTTTCTCCAATGCCGGGCACCTCCATGCCATGATTGGCGAGCATGGCGAAAGGCTGTCCGATTTTGAAGTCCTGACGATCTTGCAGGAGTGGAACAATCGATCGATTGCCCCACTCGATGAGGCAGAGCTAACCAAGGCCGTTGTCAACGGGCGATCGAAAGGAAGTCCGCCAGCCGACAAGCCGCCGGAGATCCGCCTAGATGTTCCGATCAACGTTGACTTCGACGCACTTTGCAAGGTGCCGACCGAAGAGCAGAGCGAAGAGATCAGCAAAGAGGAATTTTGC